GCCGCAGATCGCGCGCTCGGTGTACCCATCGGCACAACATCCGCCCACCTAGATCGACACGGCACAACAGCAAGCATCGGGCGGGACTGGCCTACAAAGGGGCGTCGCGTCGAACTGGACGGCACCACCTATCCCAGCATCACCGCCGCTGCCAAGGCGTTAGGTGTGAGCCGTGATGCGATCAACTATCGCCGGGGTTATCGCAAGCCGTGGGAAACACCAGCATCGGGGGCCAAATGAGCCAGCGCAGTCCAACCCTCATTCGCGGCGTGGAATATCCATCACAAACAGCCGCAGCCCGCGCCCTAGGCATCGCTCAAAGCGGTATCTGCAAACATCTGGATCGCGGCACAATCGACACAACAGGTCTGGGGCGCGTCACTCCACCGGGCCGATCCGTAACCATCGGCGGCACACAATACACCAGCATTGCGCAAGCCGCACGCAGCACAGGTCAAACGCGTGATGTGATCAAGTGGGCGATGCGAAAGCCCGTCACGCAAATGCCAAACAGCCAACGATAACAAACGAGGGGCAGGGATATGAACGCTATGATCGACAAGCCAACCAAGGCCCGCAGCAAGCGCCAGCGCATCGCCCGCAAGCGCGAGAGGCGCACGATCAGCCTCGCCAATGGCGACACCGCAACCGCCCCGATAGGCCAAGGCCAGCGCAAAGCCCCCGAGGACGCCCGGAAAACGGCGCTACAGGCCCGCGTCCGCGTTTTTGGCATAGGTGGGGCCGAACCGATGAAAGCCGCTGTAAACCCGCTCTGGGAGACTCCCGTGGGGCGCTGCATCATCGCAATCATTCCCGAGGCGCAGCAAAAAGCAGTCGGGCAGGTGTGGCATCGCCTATCCGCCGCGCAATATAATTATCACACCCGCATCCTCGGCATGTCAGGCTATCCGCAAGGCTCAGCTATCGCGGTTCAGTCTGATGGCTTTGAAACTGACACGAGCCATACAATCGACACTCGCAGCCCTGAGGAAAAGGACGAGGGCGCTAAGCGTGCATGGTCGAGCGCTGAAGCCTCGATCAATGCGCTGCCCGTGCCGCAATGGAAGTGGGCTATCCGTAACGCGATGAACGGCGGCATCGATGGATTAGGCGGATCAGTTTGGTCTGACGGGAAACCCACAAAGCGCGGGATTGTCCTAATTCAGGCGTTGGTAGCATTAGGGAGAGCTAAATGACATTTGAAATTAATACAAAGGAAGGGCCTGCTATCCTATCGCCGTATGGTCCGGTTTTGCTTTCTGATATGTGCATATGCGATCTAGAGACTGGTGAGATGCGCTGGAAACCCCGCAGCCGCGAACTGTTTGCCAGCGACCGGATATGCAACTCGTGGAATTCGAAATATGCAGGGAAGCCATTCGGGCGCATAAATTCACAGGGTTATCGGGAGGGGTCGATTTTCTGTCGTCAGGTGCAGGGTCATAGGGTAGTTTTTGCAATTGCGACGGGCGCTTGGCCTGTTGGTCAGATAGACCACGGCAACAGGATCACATCTGACAATAGGCCATGCAATTTGTCGGATGTATCGCAAAGCATTAACCAGAGAAATCGAAGCAAAAAGGCCAACAATACTTCGGGGGTCACGGGTGTTTATTGGGTTGAAAGAGACAAGCGATGGGTTGCGAAGATCAACCGTGAACCGCGCGAAAGGATCACATTGGGATACTTTACGTCATTCGACGCTGCCGTTTTGGCAAGAAGGGCAGCAGAGATGACGCTCGGGTATAAGGTCGGCCACGGTGTTTGATGGCAAGCCGACAAGCCGGGGCAGGGTGTTGGTGCAAGCGCTGGTAGCATTGGGAGGCGATCACACAAGGGCTTGACGAAAGCGCATGGTTATGACTTATTACGATCAGATTGAATGGCGCGCCGTGGATATACCCTATGGCGCGCCTTCTTCATTTCCCCACACATACAGGAGCCGCATCATGGTTGACCTCACCATCACACCCGCATCAGTCATCATCGCCTCCCACGCCAATATCATGCGCGGCAAATCCGGCGCGACCGTCACGGCGGGCCAACTGGTCTACAAATCCAGCACCAACGCCAGTATGCTGCTGGCTGACAACAATAGCGCAACCGCTGAAGCCCGCCGCCCTATCGGTGTGGCGTTGCATGGCGCATCCACTGGGCAACCGCTGGCCTATGCGCCAGAGGGTGACGTGACCATCGGTGCGACTATGACGGCAGGCGTGGCATATTACCTTTCCGATACCCCCGGTGGCTTGTGCCCTGTGGCTGATCTGGCAACGGGCGAATACCCTTGCGTCATTGGCATGGCGATCAGCACCACCGTGTTGCGCGTCAACATCCAAGCCGCAGGCGTTGCGCTCTAAGCGCGTCTCATGGCGTCATGGCGGGGGCAGCAAGGCACCCCGACCGAACGCGGCTATGGGTGGGATTGGCAGAAGCTGCGGCTCACCATCCTGCAACGTGACAGCTACCTATGCCAAGCCTGCCTAACGCTGGGCAGGCCAACACCCGCGACTGACGTGGACCACATCACCCCAAAGGTGCAAGGCGGCACAGACGACGCGGACAACCTTCGCAGCCTTTGCCGCTCATGCCATCAGGCCAAGAGCCAACGCGAGAAGCCGAAGCAAGAGAACAACGGCAAGCTGCGACGCTCCGATGGATGGGGCGACAGATCGCAGACACGCTACGGCTACACCATCCCGCATGGCGTCAACACATCAGCCATCCCCGTTGTGCTGGTGTGCGGCCCGCCTGCATCCGGCAAGACAACCTACATCGCCAACCATGCCCAACCCGGCGACATGGTGATGGACTTCGACGCCTACCTGCATCGCATAGGCGGGCAAAGCTGGGATACCGACAAGGCCAAGGTCAAGCTAGCCTTCGCCCTACGCAATGCCGACATTCGCAGCCTTGAGTATCGCACCAGCGGCACAGCGTGGATCATCAAGGGCGCACCAACCGCACAAGAGCATGAGGCATGGCGACAGGCACTAGGCCCGAAGCTGCGCGTGGTCATGCTCGACGTGCCAGCCGCCATCTGCATCGACCGCGTTGAGTCCGACGCCAGCCGAAGCCACGCCTCCGAGGCCATGCGCAGCGTGATCGGCGAGTGGTGGGCAGCGTATGACGCCGGGAAGCCGTAGCGGATTCAGGGGGGGGGTAGGCGGAAGTTTAGAACGTTCCGCACCCTTACCTGTGGGTGGACCTACGTTTTCTCTGAGAGCTAAAATGAACGGGGGTAAGGGTATGACGAAGCCAAGGGCCCCCCGATACGGCCAGATATTCGCATCCGACCCGGCCAAAGCTGAGACGGCGAAAGCCAAATGGGCCGACGCTGTTGCGCACCTGATGGAAAACGATTGGGTCACGGCGGGACGGCTTGCTGTCGCTGATCGGTATGCCCGCGCCTATGCTGAATATGAATCGCTCTACCCGGCTGCGGCTGCGGCTGGCCCGGTGACTGTTGGGCCGAATGGCGGCGACGTGTTCAACTTTGCATGGTCGGCGGTGGAGAAATTGAACGAGCGGCTGGCGAAATTCGAGGCGAAACTGAAGATCGACCCGACCGAGGACGCTGGCAATCGACCGCCCGCAACCCCACGGACAGCCGCAGATGACTACCTTGGCGACTGACCGCACGACGCAATACGCGCGTGACGTTGCATCGGGCCGGATTGTGGCGGGTGAATTCGTTCGCCTCGCTGCGGCGCGGCACCTGCGGGACATGAAAGAGGGCGGCAAACGCGGGCTGAAATGGGATTGCGCGGCGGCTGACCGGGCGATTGATTTTTTCCCGGCAGTGTTGAGCATCACCGAAGGCGCGATGGTCGGGCAACCGTTCAAGCTGCTGCCGTGGCACCTGTTCACGGTTGGCAGCATCTACGGCTGGAAAGACAAGGACGGCAATCGGCGGTTTAGGTTTGTCTGGCTGGAAACGGGCAAAGGTCAGGCCAAAAGTCCGCTAATGGCTGGCTTGGGCATCTATGAAATCACCGGGCGCGGCAGCAAGCGCGCCGAATGCTACGCGATAGGCGAGGACCGCAAGACCGCTAACGTGATGTTCAGGGACGCCGCTGCAATGTGCAGGGCTGAAATACCCGGCAAGCCCGGCGTGACGCTGGAAAGCTCGGGGCGCATCATGGTGCGCGGCTTCGGTGATAACGCTTGGAAGCTGGAACACCCGGCCAGCGGTTCAAAGTTCGAGCCGGTTGCCAACTCGGATGCAATCTCAGGACCGAAGCCAACGCTGGTTCTCGGCGATGAAATCCACGAAATGAAAACGAACAAGGCCATCTCGATCTGGCGCGCGGCGATTGCGAAAATGTCCGGCGATCCGATGATGGTTCTTGGCACGAACACCCCGTCTGTTGATCAGCATGTAGGGACGCAATACAGCGAATATTTCCAGAAGGTGCTGCGTCAGGAATTCACCGACGATAGTGCTTTCGGTTATATTGCGAGAACGGATAAGGGCGACGATCCGTTTAACGACGAAAGCTGCTGGATAAAATCGCTTCCCGCGCTTGGGATTACCTACCCAGTCGAGAATATCCGCAAGGAAGTTCAGACCGCAAAAGGGATGATTTCAACCGCTCTAACGACAAAGCGCCTATACTTTGGGATACCCGTTGGCGTTGCGGGCTTCTGGATCGATGAATCGTCCTGGCTGAACATTCAGGGTGATGTTGACGAAGCCGAAATGAAGGGCCGTCGCCTGCATCTGGCCTTGGACTTGGCCGGAAAGAACGACCTCACCGCACTGTCTGGGTGCTGGGAGGGCGACAGGCTACACGTCAAAACATGGTACTGGACGCGCGAAACCAATATCCCGGAGCGCAGCACGGCGGATCAGATCCCTTACCGCGAACTGGCCGAAGGCGGTTTTATCGAAATCACGCCGACGCCAACGATTGACTTTGAATTCGTCGCGGCTCAGGTGCAACGGCTTTGTGCTGAGCATGACGTTTTCCAGTTGGTGTTCGACCCGGCGTTGATTGCGGATTTCATCAAGGCATGCGGCAAAATCGGCTTTGATGCTTGGAAGTATGAAGGGCCGGATGAACCTGAAGGCGTAGGGCTGCGGCTTGTGGGCCATGCCCAAGGGCCACGCGTTCTATTCGAGGGCAAACAGCTTTGCATGCCGATCAGCATCCGGCACTTTGAGGACCACATCCTAAAAGGCACCATCACGGTTGCGCGGTCCAGACTGACGGACATTTGCGCCAGTAACGCGGTCATCGTGGCGGATGCGCAGAAGAACAAGTTTTTCGACAAGAACAAAAGCCGGGGCCGTATCGACGGACTCGTGACCATCGCTATGAGCGTGGGTTCGGCGACTTCGGAAATGGAAAGCGGGGACGCTGGCATGGATAGCTTCTTCGCAGCATTGGCGGGCCTATGAATATCATCACCAAAATCATGGACACGTTTCGGCGCAAAGCCGCATCGGTGGAGTTCGTCAACGCTGGCGGAGCTGTTGGTGATGCAGGCGAGATTGTCACGCACGATTCCGCGATGGCGCTTTCGTCGGTCTGGGCTTGCGCCAACCTGATCACCGGCACGATTTCCAGCCTGCCGTGCCAGACATTCCGCACGGACGCGAGCGGCTTCAGGGCCGTTGACAAGGCGCACCCGCTCTATGCCGTGCTGCATGACAGCCCGAATTACGACCAAACCGCGCTGGATTTCTGGGACTACATCAGCCTTTCCATTGAGTTGCGCGGCAATGGGTACGCCCGGATTGAACGCATAGGTGAGCGCATCATCGGACTTCACCCGATCAAGCCCGATGCAATAACGGTTCGGCGACTGCCGAAAGGGCCGCTGGAATACCGCTGGTCGGCTGATGGCGTATCCTTCACCGGCTCTGACCGTGACGTGCTGCACATTCGCGGGCCGGGGGGCGACCCGTTGTCTGGCATGTCAACGCTGCAATTCGGGCGCAATACGTTCTCGGCGGCGCTGGCTGCGGACCGGGCTGCGGCGGGCATGTTCCGCAATGGCCTGCGCCCGTCCGGCGTTTTGAAATTCAAAGAGTGGCTAACGGCTGAACAGAGGGTGGCGGCGGAAACGCGGCTGGTGGAGAAATACCTCGGGGCCGTCAACGCAGGCAGACCGTTCATTGCAGAGGGTGGCGTTGAATATCAGCAACTGACGATCTCGCCGGAAGATGCGCAAATGCTGGAAACCCGCAATTTCTCAGTAGAGGAAATCTGCCGTTTCTTTGGCGTTCCCCCGGTGATGATTGGCCACGCGGGCGGATCGACAGCATGGCCCACCAGTGTTGAACAACAGGGCTTGATTTTCGACAGCCGCACCTTGCGCCGTCGCCTGAAGCGGATCGAACAAGCGGTGATGAAACAGCTTCTTTCGCCTGCTGACCGCGCCGCTGGTATCGTAGTGGAATTTAATATCGAGGGCCTTTTGCGCGGTGATAGCGTTGGCCGCGCTGCGTTCTACGCATCGGCCCTGCAAAACGGCTGGTCTACGATCAACGAGGTTCGGCGCAAAGAGAATATGCCGCCCGTTGCGGGTGGAGATACACCCCGGATGCAAATGCAAAACCAGCCGATCACAGGAGCGGGCAATGACAATGCAGTATAAAACGGCAGCGCCCGTCTTGGAAATCAAGGCGCTGAAGGAGACGGGCGAATTTGAGGGCTACGGTTCCACATTCGGCGGTGAACCTGACAGCGCGGGCGACGTGATTGCCCCCGGCGCATACACCGAAACGCTGGCGGCACTCAAAGCCTCTGGCAAAATGCCCAAGCTATTCTGGCAGCACGACAGTCATTCGCCCATCGGCAAGTGGTTGGATGCCGTAGAGGATGGCAAGGGCCTGCTTATGCGCGGCAAGCTGAACATGGATGTGCAGCGGGGCCGTGAGGCTTATGCACTTCTGAAGGCGGGCGATATTGACGGCCTGTCGATTGGCTACCGGATCAAGCAATATTCGGTGGATATCGAAACCGGGGTCTGGACGCTGGAAAAGCTGGATCTGGTCGAGGTGTCTATCGTATCGGTCGGGGCAAACGAAAACGCCACCATCGGCAGCGTAAAGGCGGCGAAAGCCTGCCATGAAATTACAGATCGACTGAAGGCCGGGGACCGGCTGACAGAGCGTGAGTTTGAATTTTGGCTCAAGGGATTGGGCTTTTCAAACTCGCAGGCGGAGCGCGCCGCGCGCATCCACCTGAAAGGGCAGGGGGAACCTGCCACAGCGGAGACTGAGGCGACTGCATTCTTGCGCGCCATGCTGGGCAAATAAGCCCTCCCCCAAATTAAAGGAATACACCATGCCTGGTGAAAACAAATCGGCTGCTGAACTGGCAGTGGAACTGAAAACCTCGCTTGATAAATCGCTTGATGCGGTTCGGGCGATTGCCGAGGACGCAAAGGGCAAGGCCGACAAGGGCGAAACCCTGACCGCCGCTGTCAAGCAATCCGCCGACGAGGCGCTGACCGGCATGAACGGCCTAAAGGCGCAACTGTTCGAGTTGGAGCAGAAAATCTCGCGCACCGGCAGCGGCGAACCTGAAGCCGTCAAAAGCTTCGGTCAGCAGTTTGTCGAGGGTGATGGCTTCAAGGCGTTCCAGTCGGGCGGCTTTTCCCGCAACGCGAAGGCCGATATCTCGATCAAGGCAACCGTCACCACGGCAATCACTGATGCCGCTGGCTCTGTTGGTGCCGGGATGCAGACCACTCGCCTGCCAGGTATCGTGGCACTGCCGCAGCGCCGCATGACGATCCGCGACCTGCTGACGCCGGGGCGCATGGATGGCAGCGCGCTTGAGTATGCGCGCGAAAAGGCTGGCACGGCTGGCGCGGCTACTGTTGCCGAGGGTGCTGCGAAGCCCCAAAGCGATATGCAGCTTGAGTTGATCACCACTTCGGCCAAGGTGATTGCGCACTGGATGAAGGCATCCAAGCAATCGCTTGAGGATATCGCGCAGCTTCGCAGCCTGATTGATGAGCGGTTGCTCTATGGTCTGGCATATGCCGAAGAAAACCAACTGCTGAACGGTGACGGCACCGGCCAGAACTTGCTGGGGCTGATCCCGCAGGCGACCGCCTACGCCGCTGCGTTCACCCCGGCATCGGCCACGGCGATTGATACGATCAGGATGGCGATGTTGCAGGCATCGCTTGCCGAATATCCCGCCAGCGGCACCGTGATGCACCCGACAGATTGGGCGCGCATCGAACTGACCAAGGATACCACGGGCGGCTATATCATCGGCAATCCGCAAGGGACGCTTTCGCCGACGCTCTGGGGCCTGCCAGTTGTTGCCACGCAGGCAATCGCTGTGGACAAGGTTCTGGTGGGTGCTTTCCAGATGGGCGCGCAGTTGTTCGACCGTTGGGACGCGCGAGTTGAGGTTGGCTTTGTCAACGCCGACTTCACCAATAACCTTGTGACGATCTTGGCTGAGGAACGTCTGGCGCTGGCAGTCTATCGTGCCGCATCGTTCATCTACGCCGATCTGGGCTTTGTTGTCTAATCTGTCCGATTTCTAAGGGGGGCGGTTTATTCCGCCCTCTCTGAAATCTGAGAGGATACCGCCATGCAAAAATTCACAGTGATACGCCAGCACTTTGGCGACCGGCTGTATCAGGTCGGCGATACGCGCGAGGCGCTGGCCTCTGATGTGGCTCACCTGATCAGCACAGCAGTCTTGGCCCCATATGAAACCAAGCCCGCCGCATCTATCCAGAATAAGGCGAAGGCCCGCAAATGATCCCCCGCCGCCTTGTCGCCCCCATTGGCCCGGTTGTCTCGCTCGCTGACATTCGCCGCCACCTTGACGCCGATCCGAACGACACATCGCAAGACCTGATGTTTGCGGCGATGGAAACTGAGGCGGTGTCCAAGCTGGACGGCTATCGCGGCATCCTTGGCCGGGGCATCCTGCCGCAAACGTGGACCGAGGGCTTCACCGGCTGGGGCAACCTTCGGCTGTCGCTGCCCGATGTGAGCGCCGCCCGTGTGACCTATACCGACGCGGACGGCATCACCGCCCCCGCAACAACCGCCGTCCTGCATAGCGATGCGCTGGGGGCCTACGTCACCGCCTCCGGGCCGTCTGCCGTGCTTGTGACGGTTGAATATGACATAGCCTTGCCAGATGAGTGCCTGCCGTCTGTGCGGGCCGCTGTGAAGCTGTATGTTCGCCACCATTATGACGCGCGCGGGGAAATCGACCCCAAGGCGGCTGAGTATTTCGAGCGGTCCTTTGCCGCGCAGATCGGCCATATCCGCTGGGTGCGGACGTGAACCTCGACCGTATCATCCAGATCCAGCGCGCCACCACCACTGATGATGGCTTCGGCACAGTTGAAACCTTCACCGCGCACGGCCACCCGATCCGCGCGGGCAAAGCTGACCTATCCGACGCCGAGCGTTTCCGGGCCGGGGCTGTCGATGCAATCCGCATGGCACGGTTCACGGTGCGATATTCGACCTTCACGGCGGCGCTAACCCCTGCGGATCGGCTGATCTGCGAGGGCGTCACCTACAATATTACGGGCATCAAGGAAGCTGCGGGCCGTCGCCAATGGCTGGAAATCAGCGCGACGAGTGCGGCATGAGAACCGCCGTCACGCTGGAAGGGTTCAAAGAACTCGACGCCGCGCTGGCTGATATGACGAAGGCGGTTGCCAAGCAGGTCATGCGGCGCGCGCTGGCAAAGGCGGCGGAACCAATGGCTGAACTGGCGCGCGGTTTTGCACCAGTGGATAGCGGCAACCTTAAGGGCAGTATCATCGTCAGCACAAAGCTAGCGGGTGGTGGCGCAGGCAAGCAAGCATTCGGCAAGGTTATGTCCAGTGGCGGCACCCGTGGCGAGGCGGTTGCAGCGGCACGCGATGCGAACCGTGGGCAATCGCTCGTGGAAATGTATGTCGGCCCCGGCCAGCATCCGCAGGGCATCTTTCAGGAATTCGGCACGGTGAACCACCCGCCGCAACCATTCATGCGCCCCGCGTTTGATCAGGACGCGCTGCCGCTGATTGACAGGCTTAAGCCATTGCTGGCGGCAGAAATTGACAAGGCCGCACAACGGGCCGCTCGCAAGGCAGCACGGCTCGCGGCGCGGGCCTAAACTGCCATCAACTGCATTTCCGGGGGGCGTCATGGAAGAAGAATTCAGAGCGATCCTGCTGGCATCCAGCGGGGTGCAGGCGCTTGCCGGTTCCCGTGTTGATTTCGGTGCCAATGCCCAAGGCGCGGCAATGCCCCGCGTGGTGCTGTTCACGATCAGCGGGTTCAGCGGCCATAGCCTGCAAGCCCCATCCGGCCCGCTGCAAGGCCGCGTCCAATGCGATTGTTATGGCGCGACCTACCGTGCCGCAAAACAGCTTTCCCGCGCCGTGATTGCAGCCCTCGACGGGTTCAGCGGCGGCGGGTTCCAAGGCGTCTTTTTCGCGGCAACGCGGGACACGCGCGAGGGCGGCACCAACGAGGCAGACCGCCCGTTCCGCACCTCGGTTGATTTCACGACCGTCTTCACCCCCAACTGAAAGAGGCTCAAATGAGCAAACAAATCATCGCATATGGTGCGCTCGTTGAGCGTTCCTTGAACGGCACGACTTGGGCATCAATCCCTGAGTGCAACGGCATCGCGGTTCCATCCGTGACCACCGAATATCTTGATGCAACGTCGCTGGATAGCCCGGACGGCTTCATGGAATACGTCAAAGGCATGAAGGACGCGGGCGTTATCAGCGTGCCCTGCGGCTATACCTCTGCGGGCTATGAGCAGCAACTCGGCGACCAAGCCGCAGCGGGCGCGATCTACTACCGCACGACGCTGAAACCTGCCGTCAATCAGACCACGGGCGATATTTTCGAGTTTCGCGGCTTCCCAACCCCGACGCTGGAATCAGGCGCTGTTGGCGAGTTGGTCGGCATGACCATCGAAATCCGCACCACGGGTTCCGTTGAATGGACACGCGGGACGGCGGCAGTATGAGCGTGAAGCGCGGTTCAATCGCGTTCGAGGCGGGGGGTAAATCCCTCGCCATCGCTATGACCACCAACGCGATGTGCATGTATCAGGACGCGGCGGGGGAAACCCTGCTGACCGGACTGGCGGCATTGCAGGCTGATCCATCCGATATTCGCCGGGTTCGGCGCATGTTCTGGGCTGGCCTGTCTCATGCCGTGGCTGTCACTGAGGCCGAGGCTGGCGATATCATGGATGAGGTCGGCGTGGCTGAGGCTGTAAGCCTGCTGTCGCGGGCGGCAACTGCGGCATTCCCAGCCGCTGAACCGGGAAACGCAGCCCCGGTCACGAAGCCCCGGAAAGTGCAGACTTCGTAGAGCAACTTCTAGGCCATTGGCTTGCCTCTGGCCTAGACTATGATCAATTCTGGCGGCTGGTTCCGCGCGAAATCTTTGCCATCCTCGACGGGAATTCCAAGCGGATTACCCGCGAATATGAGACGGCACGCCAGCAAAACCACGAACTGGCGCACCTGATTGCATTTGCATTCCACGACCCTAAGAAGATGCCGGCCTATCGGGCGCTCGGGGTTGAGGCCGCTGTGAAATCAACCGCCGCTGATGATGCGCGGGTGCGCGGTTTTTTCATTGGCATGGCGATGAAGGCTAATTCCAAGCAGTAACGCGCATTCCCTCGGGGGTGCCGTTGCCTTCAAGATAGACAAAGCCGCTGCCAAACGGAACCTGCCAGCGATGGCCGACGCCAGCGTAATATGCAGTATTCGGGCTGAGGGTCCCACCAGCGGCACATTCCAGCCCACGATATGTCATACCAGTGCCATAGGTTACATCGGGGTCAAGGATAAGCTCACGGTCACGGGCAGTCATTCCCCGGCGTTTTAGTTCAGCCCCAAGGATGGCCCGATCTTTCGCAAAAACTGCGGGCGACGCATATGCATAGCCTACTTGCCGCGCAATATCGCAGACGCCGCGATACCCCATTGTTGGCAGCGACACGAACGCCTGCCGGGTTTCAGCCGTCCAATCTGATGGTCGGTTGACCACGGAAAATCGATCAGGCGTGACGGCACACCCCGCCAGCACCAGCGCCAAAACGAAAACACGTTTCATCGAAATCTCCTTTGCACTCGGGCCGCAAGGCTATGGCGCATGGAATCGACTTGCAAGGAAACACCATGTCAGCAGGCGCTATCATTGGTGCACTCAGGGTTAATCTGGGCCTCGACACCGCGCAATTCGGCTCTGGCGTCAAGAATGCGAATAAGCTTGCGGGGATGCTCGGCAAAGGGCTTGGCGCAATAGGTGCCGCGTCTGGCGCTGCGGCTGGCGCATTTGCCGTTCTAACAGCGGCATCCATTGCCAGCGCCTCGGAGTTGTCGCGCTTTGCCAACGTATCGAACGCATCCACAACACAATTCCAGCGCTGGACGGCTGGCGCGGCAACGGCTGGCATCGAAACCGAAAAGATGGCGGACATTCTCAAGGATGTGAATGATCGGATCGGCGATTTTAACGCTACCGGCGGCGGGCCGATGGCGGATTTCTTTGAGAACATCGGCCCGAAAGTCGGCGTGACAGCGGAGATGTTCCGTGATCTGTCAGGGCCGGATGCGCTGCAACTGTATGTCTCCAGTCTGGAAAAGGCCGGGGCCAGCCAGCAAGATATGACGTTTTATATGGAGGCGATGGCGGGTGATGCCGCGCTTCTAATTCCGCTGCTGGCAAATGGCGGCGCGGAAATGAACCGGCTGGCGGATTATGCAGAGCGTGTTGGCGCGGTTCTGTCTGAAACGACGATTGCCGAACTGAAAAGCGCTAATTCGTCGCTGACTGAAATCAACTCGGCGTTTAAGGGCTTCACAAACCAACTGGTTGCAGCCGTTGCCCCGGCGCTGGCTGTGGCGGCTGCGTCTTTCGCTGATATGGCGGCAGAGGGTGGCCCTCTCGGCGGTGCGATTGACAGTATCGCGCTCGCGTTTGGGACTCTGGCCACAAAAATGGCATCGCCTGAATTCATCAGCGCCGCGACCACTGCGCTAACAGCGCTGATCAATCTCGCCACTCTAGCTGCTGATGCGATGATCTGGCTTACGGATAATGTGGCGACTGTGATCGCGGCGATTGGCGCGCTTGCCACTGCCATTTACATCGCGGGCGGGCCTATTGGCTGGGTTATTGGGCTGGCGGCGCTGGCGGGCGCTGGCTTTTATGGCCTTGTAACGGGGTCTGAGGCTGCAAGTGCGGCTCAACGTATTCAGGCCGAGGCAGCTAGGGAGTTGGACGCGGCGCTTGTTGGGGTAAATCTGGCATCTGAAGACGGCAAGAAGAAAGCCACAGAACTTTCAGAAGCCATAATCAATGCGGCGCGGGCTGAAGTTCTGGCCGCACGGATCAAAATGGCAAATGCCGAAGCGTTGAGAAATATGGCTGACCCGGGCCTTGCCAGCAAGGGGCCAACCATGGCCGCAAGGCTGGCGCAACAGGAACTGGATGCCATTGAAAATAAGCTTATCGGCCTGATTGCACAGGCAGATAAGCTAGGGCTTGCACTTGCCCCGACAGCCGTCGAATTGGCGCGTGCTGCT